TGGTGCTGACCCATGAAAGCGCTGATTCTATGTCGACCTTTGACTCTACCAGCCTTGTGATTTCACGGTGTACGCTCATACATCCACCCCCATGCGTTCAAGTTCATACACGATGTCAGCCTGGCGGGCGCTGTAGCAATCCACGATGCAGCCCAGCTTTCGGATGTCGCGGATCCGTGCGGTGATTTCGGTATCCGGGTGCATATTGGCTTTGCGGCGAATAGCTCCGGCTGTCATGGGGCCGGCGCCGTGCATGGCTCTCAGAACTCGGCCAAGGTTTTTGATGCTGCTGGGTAGGTTCATACATCCACCCCCATGGGATCAAGCTCGATGTGGTTGTTCATAGCGACATACTCCTTTTATTTTAGATTCTAACCGGCATAAGAACAAAATTCCCATTAATCAGACTGGATTTTGCCTGGTTAATCTGTATTTCAACATCAGGCAAACCGCTTGCCATGACTGCATCAATAACGTACTGGTAATTGAACCCGGTTGTGATCTCTTTATCACACTGAACATCACACGCGGCCTCGGCATTATCGTTTACAACCGATAGCGTATCACTCGTAAATTCAAACCGGCCATTCTCACGGCCAAGCTGCGCTGTTTTTAGCGCGGCAATAAAATCATCTGCGGCTAAGGTAGCGGTTGCGCCAAACTCTTTCTGAACAACTCTACGCCAGTCTGGATACTTGCCCGATTGCAGGCTGGTGCTAAACCTAGCGCCATTTCCGTTAATTGTCATCTGGCTGTCAGACACCGATACTATCCCGTCCATAACGGGCATCTGGCGCACGCTGTCAGACGGTATTATAACATCCGGCCCATTGTAGTCTATTTCCCAGAATGCCAGCCTGTGGCCGTCTGTGGCGACTGCAAAGCCTTCCGTTAAATGGATTCCGTTGAGGTATGGTCGCACGTCTTTCTGTGCCATTGCGTGTGACACTACGGCAATCGCTTCCGCCAACTGCCCAGAGGTTAGCGTGGTAGCTGTCGCGTCCTCGTAATTTGGCTGAGGAAAATTATCGAACGGCATAGACTCAAGTTTCAGCTTGCTGCGGCCCTGTTTGATCTGGCCTTCGGTAATCTCAATCGGCCCGGACTTCATGCCGGCAACGGCTCGCGCCAGCTTTTGAGCCTCAATAGTACACTTGCCCGGATCGCCGGTAGCCGGTACCGATTCTGAATACGTGCGCACGCCGTCGTTGGCGGTGATCGTTAGCAGTTCGCCGTCAAAGTCTAATGCGACGTGTGTGAATATGGGCATGGTGCTTTTTTGTGGCGCGACTTTTGCCGCACGCTTCATGGTTGCGCTGATGTCTGATTTTTCGATTATGATTTTCATGGTAGCCCTTAAAATAGATCGTATTGTGATTCTTTGGCAGCCTCAAGATTGCGCAGCGCCAGATTGAAATAGGATTCTTTTAGCTCTGCGCCGATAAACTTCCGGCCTGCTTTTAGTGACATATAACCTTCGCTACCAATGCCCATGAATGGGCTCCAGACGATCTCTCCTGGGTTGCTCCAAAGCTGCAAACATCTCTGTATAACGCCAAGCTGCAACGGGCATATGTGACGCTCGTCGTCGCTGTCCCGGCCTTCTCGAAAGTTCAGCGTATCGGTCTGGTTTATGTCAGACCATATCGGGCTGGCATAGCGCTGCCATACATCGACGCTGGTGTTATGGCTGTCATCCTGAACCGTCCAGCCTTCGCGCTTGTCGTTCCACACATAACGCTTAAATCCGGGCGCAGGCTCGGTGCCAACATAGTATTTAAACGCACCACTAACAGGCTCAGAGTTAGCACCGGGCTTGCGCATCATGACCATGCTGTCAGGAATACCCATGCGGCTCATGGCGCTGTCTTTCTTTATTGTCTTGTGCAGCAATCCCAGTGCTTTTGTGCGCTGCATGGCCACTACGGGATCTTTCCAGATAACGACTTCGGAATGGTAGATAAAACCTGCGTTCTGGTACTCACGGATGATCTCGCCGCGAAAGTCACGGATGCCGATAAAGCCATCGTTCTGCTTGCTGGTTGGCAAGTTCATGCAGTGAATAGCAACGATACGCCCCGGCTTCATCACTCGGAATTGCTCGTAAATCAGGTATAGATACTGCTGCCAGAACTCCCCGCTGTCTTTGCTGTTTCCCATATCCCGGTCGCTGTTGCTGTAGGTGTATAACGACTCAAACGGCGGGCTGAATATTGAAAAGTGCACTGAGTTATCCGGTAAACCTGAGGCCATTTCTACGGTATCCGCGTGGTAGACGGCGTAGTTTTCGCTCATTACTTGATCTATTACATTAGCCATTCTGGAATCCCCATCTGTGTATTTGCTACGTATTCTGTTTTTTCGGTAGCGGCGCTGAATATCTCTTTGTCCATCATGGTCTTCATATGACTAACCATTGATGCGCCTAGATCCTGGTTGTTTTTGTCTTTCTTCTTGATGTTCTCAATAACTGCGCCTTCTGTGTCTGCGCTTACGACGTGGACGTGAACTTCATTCAATTGACCAAACCGCCAGCATCGGCGTATAGCCTGGTAATACGACTCCCACGAATCGGAAAGGCCCACAAAGATCATCTGGTGACAGTTTTGAAAGTTCATACCGAACCCGGCAATCTTTGGTTTGCTAACCAGAATCCGAACATCACTTCTAGCAAACCCAACGAGCGAATCTGCTTTATGGTCTGGCTTATCGCTACCTTTAACCTCAACCGCACCATCAATGGATTTTTTAAGACGATCTGATTCATCGTTCAAGTTGCACCAGATTAATACTTGGCCTTCCATGATGTTTGCTAGGTCCGCCGCTACGGCTACACGAGCATCTATTGACTCTTTGCGGGCCTTGTTGCGGTCCTGCAAGCCCTGAGCCGGCTCAACAAACAACGCATCCTCTGGCGTAGTCTCGACAACGTGCGAATGGTAATGAAGTTTCGGCAGAACGTGGCGCGAACCATCAAAGCCAAGATCAGTCGGGCTTCTGATAACCGCTGCCCACGTTGCCATCCACTCAAAAAACCGGCGCTGTCCGTGACCCTTTAGCCGCCACGTAGACACGTCTCCGCCATCATGAATAAAGAACATAGCCAGCATTTCAATCTGAGACATGATGCCCAAAAATTCAGCCTGTGTGCCAAGCTCCATGAAATCGTTGGGACTGGGCGTTGCTGTGCAGCTTAGCCGGTACTTAATGGACACCCCGAAGTCTGTGATCTCTTGCCGGCGCTTTCCCTGCATTCCTTTTAAGATGCTGGATTCGTCTATAACAATTCCCTGAAACACGTCGGGATCAAATTTGTGGATTTGCTCATAGTTGGTAATAACGATGTTAGGGCCAAAAAACGCCGCGCCGGGATTGGCCTTCTCGACGTGTATTCCGTATTTCTTTCCTTCGTCGATAGTCTGCAATGACACCGCAAGAGGTGCCAGGATAATGACAGGCCCGCCGGTATGCTTTGCCACTTGGTCTGCCCATGCCAGCTGCATGATGGTTTTTCCAAGGCCCGTATCTGCAAACAGTGCCGCCTTGCCGCGCTTACATGCCCATCTAACCAATGGCTCTTGGTAGTCAAAAAGCGGGTATGGCAACACTTCGGGGCAAGAAAATCCGGCGTCTACATGCCGGAATGATTTATTTCTTATGAAGTTTTCGTATTCCATTTTTAAGCCTTCTCGCCATTGGCGCTTTCTCGCATGGCTTTAATTTCTTTTTTCAGCTCCGCAATCTCTATCTGATGATCTTCTACAACGCGGCCGACAATAGCCGCCAGCTTTTCGTCATTAGATCCTGCCAGTTCAGCCTTCATCCTTGAAAGAACCATGTTCCCGTAATTTATGCTTTTTTTAGTTCTCATGTTTTCCGCCTCGTAGATAATTGACCTAACCAATACTAATGCGTAATATAGCAATCGTCAACACAAAATCACACTAGGAACGACTAAGATGAAAGACAACGTAATTTTGACTGTAGAAGAAATCAGAGCCGCGCTGGCTGACCGGAACCTAAAGAAAGTATCCGAGGGTAGCGGCGTCCACTATCACACGGTCATGGCTGTGGCCAACGGTACGCGGCTGAATCCTACCTATGACACTTACGTGGCCCTGGCTAACTACCTGGCTAAGTGAGGTCGTCATGGAGAATAGGGGCTGGATTAAGTTGCACAGGTCCATGTTCGACAATGCGCTATGGAAATCCGAGCCATTTACAAAGGGCCAAGCGTGGATAGATATGATTGGAAACGCTAACCATAAGCCGGCTTCGGTCTGGATTCGCGGCGTTGAGATTGGCGTCAAAAGGGGGCAGCTTGCGTGGTCAGAATTAACGATGTCAAAGCGCTGGGGCTGGAGTCGGGCGAAAGTCCGGAGATACTTGGGAATGCTAAAAACGAGACAGATGATAGAACAGCAAAAAGACAACTACACTTCGATCACAAGTATATGTAACTACGGGATTTATCAGGATTCGGATACACCAAACGAGACAGCAGGCGATACACCAAACGAGACAGCAGGCGATACACCAAACGAACACCAAACGATACACAAACAAGAATGTAAGAATGAAAAGAACAAAGATTTGCCCAAAAATCGGGCTTCTGTTTTGGACTATTCAACATGGCCAGAAACGCCAGATCAGCAGATCCTTGCAGACTGGAAAGCGCTCAGGAAAAACTTGAAGGCTCCAGTATCGCAAACCGTTGTCACACGATTTGGAAAGCAGCTATCCAAAGCAAGGGATCTAGGATTCTCAGTTGACGACTGCCTAGGCAAAGTTATCGAAAAGGGATGGAAGGGGTTTTCTGCCGAGTGGATGGCAAACGACAGCCAGCAATCATTTGGTGGACAACAAGCAAAAAGAACCATTAGAGATTTTCCGCAGGGGTAAATTATGAGCGTAGCAGCAGAGCAGGGAGTGATTGCGGCGATTTTGAAAATGCCGCACATAGCGAAAAAGTGCGGGCTGTCAGCATCTGAGTTCCAGAGCCAGGCTTGCCAGGATATTTACCAGTCAATCCGCGAAAAGAGCGATTCAGGCGAGTTGTTTGATCTTATTACCATTGGCACTGACCTGAACAATAAGCTGCCCGAAAAGGATGCGGCCTACCTGTTCGATTTTATGGGCAAGCTCATGGCCGAGACTGCCGTAATGCCGGGCATGTTTGAAACCTACTGCCATGAAATAAAACGCAGCTATCGGCTGACTGAAATCAGAACCATTGCAAACACGCTGCTGATTGACGTTGAGGAATCTAAAAGCCCGGAGTCCGCAGACAAGGCAATCGCCGCGTTAATGGCTCTTGAAAATACCGGGCGCAATTACTCATGGACGATGGAACACGCCGTTAAGGCTGGACTGAGACAGGTCGAGGAAGTGTCTGCACGTGATGGAATGGTGGGTGTTAATACCGGGCTGCCGGAGTTGAACGACGCGACTGGCGGCTTTAACGACTCTGATCTTGTCATCATTGGCGCCAGGCCGGCCATGGGAAAAACCGCGCTCCTACTTAACCTGGCGAATAATTGCAATGTTCCGGCGGGCATTGTGTCTGCTGAGCAAGGCCACGAGCAGATAGGCAAGCGAATGCTATCCATTGAAGGGTCGTGCGATGCGCAAAGAATACGCAAGGCTGACTTGTCCGGGGAGTTTGTCGAGGATCTGAGCAGGGCGTCAAGGCGATTAATCAACAAAAAAATATGGATCAATGACAGGCCCGCCATAAACATTATTCAGCTTTGCCGCCAGGTCAGGGAATGGGCGCACCGGTACGAGATCAAGATTGCTTTTGTCGATTACGTGCAAAAAATAAAAGGCAGCCGGCGAGGCATGTCACCGAAAGAAGAAGCTGCCGAAGTTGTCGGGATGCTCAAGAATCTTGCGAAGGAGCTCGGTATACCCATCGTAGCACTGGCTCAGGTCAACAGAGAGGTGGACAAACGGCCAGACCCTAGACCTAACATGGGTGATCTTTCAAACGCCGCTGAGATAGAGCAGGAGGCCGATCTGGTCATCATGCTTTACAGGGATGAAGCCTATAACCCGGATACTCCCGACAAAGGCATTGCAGAATTGCTGGTCGAAAAGAACCGGCATGGCCCGACTGGCCGAATACGCTGCCAGTGGATTGGCCGATACATGCAGTTCAAGGAATTGACCTCGCAGAACTACATGGATCATTACTCATAAAACTATAAAATAGTTTGCATGGATGTTGACTAGAGATAACCGATCTACTATCTTTAGCTTATCAAATCACAAAACGGATGGACACCATCATGAGCACATATAACGGTAACAGCCCAGCAATGCCGCAAGAGTGGCAGTCTTATGTAGACGCTGCGCCTATGGGCCTGACCAAGCGAGAGTATTTTGCAGGCTTGGCGATGCAGGGACTTTTGGCCAGCGGAAGGTATGTTGTGTGCGATGAAACGTCCGAGGAAGCTTGGAGCGCCGCAGAAAGCTTGCTCTATACGCAAGACCGAGTAGATAACAATTAAAAATCCCACAGTAAGGAAAAGATCATGGATAACGACATTAAATACAGAGTGACTATTCTATGCCCTTGGCACGAAACCGGAACGTCTGGATTCCTGACTGCTTTGGATGCTTATGAGTACGTAGCGCAAATGGATGACTTGACCCGTGAGGATGTGATCCGCATAACAATAGAGTCTTACAGCCAAAAAGAATTGGCCAATCGGATGCCGGAGGTAGTATGACAAACACATCAATTTGGGATCGGGTGCAATCCACTGACCCAAAGTTTACAAAAAACTATAAAGGCGCTGGCGGGTTTGCTGGCACCGCGATCAATGCCACCTACCTTGTCAAAAAGGCCACTGAACAATTTGGGCCTCTAGGGTCCGGTTGGGGTTATGAGATTATTGAAGAACGATTTGACGCTGGCGGCCCGATCTCTGACAAAGAAGGCGCTTATCTTTGTGACGCTAAAATTCACACAATTCGCCTGCGGCTCTGGTACATGCAGGAAGGCGAGCGTAGAGAGTTGGACCATTATGGTCATACGCCTTATATCTATGTTAACAAATTTGGTGTTCAGACGGACATGGAGGCACCTAAGAAGTCACTGACAGACGCTATCAAGAAGTGCTTGTCAATGCTTGGCTTTGGCGCTGACATTCACCTGGGCCTGTATGACGACTTCGAGTACGTGCAGGAAGCTCAGAACGAATCCGCAATGACACACGCAGAGGACAAAGCCGCAGAAGCGGTTAAGCAGCAGGAAGATTACACACTGTTTCTTGACAAGCATGTCGGCTACATTGAAACCAGCAAGAGCCTAGGGGAACTGGAAAAGCTGTTCACGGCATCCGTGCGACGTGCACAGAGCAAAAAAGACAACCGTGGCATCATTCGGTTAACAAAGGCAAAAGACAGCCAAAAACTCATACTGCAAGGGGAGAAATAACATGGCCAGGTTATACGAAATTTCAGGCCAGTACGCCGATTTGCAAAAAATTGCAGAGTCCTCGGACGATCAAGATGCTGACATGATAGAGGCAATAACCAACAGCCTCGGCGATATTACTGAATGCTTTAACGAAAAAGCCGAAGCCCTCATGCACGTTGTCAGGAACATGGAGGCAGAAACCGGCCCGATTGAAAAAGAGATTGCAAGGCTACAGGATCGCAAAAGAGCCATTAACAACCGTCAAGACTCGTTGCGCGATTACCTGCGAGACAACATGGAAAGAACCGGCGTAAAAAAAATATCATGCCCGCTGTTTACGATCACGTGCGCCGCTGGTCGTGAAGTATCAATAATCAACAATGAGGATCTTATTCCAGACGACTACATGGCCGTGACAACTAGTATCAAGCCAGACAAGGCAGCTTTGACCAAGGCATTGAAATCTGGAATTGAAGTGCCTGGCGCTTCCCTAGAGCGTACAAAATCATCCATCAGAATTAAGTGAGATCAGACATGGCAGCATACGGAATTAACCTAAAAATTGACGTTTCAAAAATCATCAAAGAAAGGATGTTCAAGGGCGAAAAAGGAATTTATCTTGACGCCACCGTTTTTGTAAATGTTGACGAAAAAGACCAGTACGACAACAACGGCATGATCACGCAAGGCTGGAAGGATCAGAAGAAAGGAGAAGGCCCGATACTGGGCAACTGCAAAGTTTTTTGGACTGACGCTGGCAGTGCTCCGCAGAAGCAAACTGCAACGCCACAAAATAGGTCCATGCCTGATCCTGTTGACGGCTTTGACTCAGACATCCCATTCTGAGCAAGCTAACTAAATACAGGCAGTGCTTAACGGCGCTGCTTTTCTTTGCTCTAAGTGTTTACAATAACGCACCAACGGTTTATTGTTAACTCACGAATAACGAAAAGGAGAAGTGAGATGAGTATACGCGAAGAGATGGAAAAATTAAGGCACCCAAGAGATAAAGCCGCCCGCGATGAGCTAGAAAGCCCATTCAGCAGCTTAGAAGAAGACGAAGCTTGGCAGGCCGCAGAGAAGCGCATGGACATCATAGGCCATAACGGCGGCACAGGTGAACATTACGAATCACCCGCAAGCAAGTACCATGTGCAGATCAAAGGCCAGTGGGTTGACGTGTACGACATCCTGACAGCCTACAGCGTGACCAATCCCGCAGACGCACACGCTATCAAGAAAATGCTTTGCCCTGGCGAGCGTGGAGCTAAGGACGGTATTCAGGATAGGCAAGAGGCTATTGTAAGTTTGCAGCGGGCTATTGAATTGGAGCAGGGGCGATGACCAGCAGAATAGAAACAAGCCGCAGAAACTTTGAGCAGTTCCAGAAAATTGGTCGC